AATCGCGGGGCCAGGGAGATAGCGTCGGCCACCTTGGCCCTGCGAATTGTGATCATCAAATCCTTGTTGATTTCTGGACGTAGTTGCCGATCCACTCTGCGGAGAGCAGGCAGGCCGGGAGGTAGCTGTCGTTCACGATCTCGATGGCGATCCGGTCGTTCTTCGACAACAGCGGAACCCTGAAGGCTCCGTCGCTGAGATTGACCACGTCGACCATGTTGTTCGGATCACCCATGAGGCGACCCATCGAGAAGTAGGCTCTGGTCTCCCGCGCCATCGGCGTGACCTCGACCCGGAAGTAGGCCGTCTTGGAGAACTGGAGCAGGAGCTGCAGAAGCTGCAGACGCCCCTCGGTGACAACCGACACACCACCCGCACGGCTCTCTTGCCGGATGAAGATGGTGGAGAGCTTGTAGCGCATCTCGTAGTTCGTCCCGAAGTAGAGCGAGACGCCCCTGAGGTCGCCCTGGAGGACCACCAGCGTGGGGGTGCTGGACACGATCTTGATCTCCAGACCCGGCTCCATGACCGTCACGGCATCGCCGGCAGTCACACAGACGTAATCAGCCACCGTGATGTCTTCCGTCATCGGGATGATCGTCAGGTCGCTGTAGGGGTCGTAGGAGCGTCCCATGGAGGCGTCGATCTTGAAGCGCCGGTCGAGGTTGACCACGAAGCGCATGTGAGCGTCGACACCACCGGGCTGGATTTCCATGACCTCAATGTGTGCCGTAGCGCCACGATTGACGATCATGATGAGCTGGCTGTCGATGAAGGCGATGTCGAGGATTGCCGTCACGCCGGGGAACGTCCACCGGGACCAGCTCGCCTGGAGCTGCTGATCGTTCGACCAGTAGTACTTGTAGACGTAGAGCGCGGCGGGGTCGCCATCAGCCTGCACCACGAGGATGTCCTCATGGGTCGATCCTGCGATCTTAAGGGCCGTGCCGGGGATGTACTGAGGGACGTGCCCTGTCGTATCCGCAGCGTCCGCTATGCCACTGTTCACGTCGATCCTGTAGTCGCGGATCATGGTGAACTGGCCACGGTCGACCGGGAAGAAGATCGAGTTGCCGGCGCGCACGGGGCGAGCCACGCGGGACGCCTGGAAGGACGTCGAGGGGCGGATCGAGGCTGTCTTCGGGGTCAGCAGTTCGTTGCCCATGAGGGTGAACTGCGTTTGGTCTGCGAACAGCACCAGCCTGTCAGACGATGCCACCGCGCTGCGAAGCACAGAGACGCCGTTGTCGGTCGCCGCCACGTCGATGGGATCATCGTCGAGGAGCGCCGTCGCGGTCGAGCGCCAGTAGTCGTAGAAGCTGCCCGCTCGGGACAGGATCACGTTCTCGTCGGACAGGAAGCCGAGGCGGTTCTTGAAGAACAGCAGCTCGTTGATCGAGTTGCCCACGAACGAGGGGCCGGGAGCGATCTTGTCGTCGCCTGCCTTGCGCTGGTCCCAATCGGCAGCCCTGAAGGTGAACGAGCCGTCTGCCTCGCGAACGAGGACATGGGGCATCGTGGAACCCTTGAGCGCCTTGGTGATCCCAGGCTTGGGGATTTCCCGCCAGACGCCGATGGAGGAGTTGGCGTCCTGCCGGTCGAACCGAACGTAGTAGTTGTCGAACTCGGTGCCGACAGAGCCGGTCACCTCAATGGCGACATCGTCCTCGCAGTAGGCCGGGAGGTCCGCGAAGTCCTGCACGGTCTTGCGGAGCGCCTTCATGGCGTTGCCGTTGTAGCCGTCGTCGCAGGAGATGCTGAAGTCTGTGCCGTCGTCCTTCTTGATGTAGATCGTGGACTTGAAGACCTTGACCGTCCAGCCGTTGCCGGCAGTGATGCCGTTGGCCGAGAGAGCAGTGTCGGTGACCTTCCATGTCCAGTTGCCGTTGGCCTGCCCGTTGACCGTCGTTTCCATCGCTACGGTCTCACCAGTGGCGAGCCTGCGGGCTATGAATGAAACGTCCACAGCAGGGCTCTGCGCCGCGCTCTGGCCATCCGGGGTGCGATACTGAGCGACCTCGACGTTGTTGATCTTGATCGAGTAGGTCTTGCCGTAGTTGCCGGCCAGCACGTTGATGATGGCCTCGCTCGGGGACACCTGTTCGATCACCGAAGGGTCCAGCTCGGTCTTGACCGTCTGGTTCGTGACGAAGGTGTAGTCGCCAACCGTCAGGGCTCGATACGGAGGGCGCTTGTAGGCCACGCTGTCGTAGGCCAGATAGCCGAGGCCAGCCGGCGCGTTGACGTAGCGCTCCTCACCGCCAAGGGTGAAGACGCGGATCGAGGCCGGGGTGAGGATCACCTCATAGCGCTCAAAGGCGTCACGGTTGATTGTGTGGGTGAAGACGTCGCCTGAAATGGCAGCCCCGAGGTTCGCCCTGAGCTGTGTCGGAGGGCGCTTCTTGAGGCCGTCCACGATGGTGGAGTAGGCGTTCGTCTGGAGTTCGCCTTGGGTAGCCAGACGCAAGGCCATGGCCTGCTGACTGACACCGTTGGCAAAATTGGCAATCGAGCCAGAGACCTTGGCCACTTAGCTGCGGCCCCTGAGCTTGATCATGAACTGGCTGTCGCTCAGCATGTTGGCGTCGTTGCTGTCCATCTCCTCGTCGATCATCGCGGCGCGAGCGAGCTGCTCGTCCTGTGCCGAATAGGAGTGCGTGGACTGGTCACCGAAGTAGCGGTCCTGGTATTTGCGAGCGGCGCGGATCGTGATGTAGAGGCGAGCCGTGGACGGGAGTTCCTCGAAGGCGAGCCCGAGGACCCAATCGACCGTCACGTTGCCGGTGAATTGGTAGGTGCGGTTGCCCTTGTCGTAGAGACGGGAGCCGCGCTGCACAGCGTTGGTGGCTGCGCTTTCGCCCGAGGTATCGACCCTCAGGACGTTCGGGGGAAGGATGACCTCTCCGTTCTGGTCGGGGGTCAGCGGAACGCCTTCTTCCCGGTTGTAATTCCAGCCAACGGTTTGGACCTCGACCGAGGTAGCCCGAAGGGTATTCATGGCGAGCGAGGCGTCGATCACTTGGTTCTCCTCAAGGGTCGACACAGGGCTTTCGGCGCTGGTCGCGAGGATTTCGTTGATCGCCTCAAGCTCTGTCAGTGGGGTCAGGCCGTTGGCCATTTGTCCTCCAGTGGAGAGTTGAACGAAAAAAACCGAGGCCCCCTAAGGAGCCCCGGTTCTGTTGTGGTGGGTGTGGATTAGGCCGTGGCCAGCTCCAGACCGCATTCCGGACGGAGACCGCCGTGACCGACAGCGTACTTGGCGACGATCAGGGTGCCCTGACGCGAGACCATGTATTCGCTCTCGATAGCGACATCGAGCAGCTTCACAGTGCCAGCGAGGCCCTTGTTGAAGATGATGCCGGCAGTTGCCGTGAAGTCGCCCTGGTACTTGGTCGGGCCGGTTGCAACGGTCGTGCCGTTCGGGAGGTTCAGCGACTTGAAGACCGGGATGTCCGCGATCTTGAAGACCTTACCGTCCGAATAGGAACCCTTGCCGTCCCAGTCCTTGTTGATGACCTTGGTGTTCTGGGCCAGAGCGTAGTACTGCACCGGCTTCAGAGCAGCCTGACGCTCAGCCGGGATGTACTTGGCATCCAGAGCAGCAGCCGCGTCGAAGAAGGCCGCAGCCATCTTGTCGCTGTCCGTCAGGAGAGCCGCGTTGACGATCTTGCCGCCACCCGGAAGGTTGTCCACGACGTTCGTGCCGCGAGTGGCCAGCAGGATCGTGCGGGCGACGTTGCGGTCGTAGGCCTGGGCCAGCTCTTCACCGAGCTGCTTGGTCATCTCCGAGCGGGTCTCGAAGTGGTTCATCGCCTCGTAGATGTTGGCGGTGAAGTAGTCGGTCAGCAGGAGGTCGTCGATGGTGATGACGCGCTCGTTGAACTTGGTGACCGTACCGAGGACCTGATCGCCCGGGGTGTGGTAGCGGGCACCCGAGGTGCGGCCCGTTACGGGGAAGGAAGCGGACTTGCCTTCCGAAATGTTGCGGACCATGTGCTTGTCCGCGAACTCGACAGTGCGAGTGAATGCAGTCAGGATTTCGCCGGTTGCGACCTTGACGAAGTTCGCCTGAACGTCGCCAGCGCCGTTGGCCTGACCGAGATTGGATACGATGCCAGGATTGGCCATGTTGTTATTCCCGTGTTTGTTCTGAGGTTTGCGCGGACCTCGGAGCAGCACTGGAAGCGTCGTTGGGATTGTCCGGCTTCCACACCCTCAGGTGCGGTTGGCGGGTCACAAGTGGTCTTCTGAGTGAGACTTCCTTGGTTCCTATGATCACCGCCTAAAGAGGGGTGTGATCTGCAGAACAGGGCTCGGGAATTGGCTGGAAAGAGAGGGATCGAACCTCTATCGACCCGTTAACAGCGGGCTGCTCTACCATTGAGCTACATTCCAATTGGTGGCGCGGGTTGGGTTCGAACCAACGACCTCCGGTATTTCAAACCGGCGCTCTACCTACTGAGCTACCTTGCCAGGGCGGGGCCGAAGCCCCTTAGTGGGAGACGCTGTCGTAGAAGGCGATGAGGCGCTTGCCGCAGTCGGTCTTCTCGGTCTCCGATTTCTTCAGCGCAGCGATCAGGAAGATCACGCGCTTCTTGGTCATCACGCCGGCTGCCGGTGGGGCAACCTGGGTGCTGAAGCATATCCGCAAATCGGCGGGCAGCTCGGGGTAGGTTGGTGCGACGATCCTATTTCCAGAGGTCGCGCAACCGCTCAGTGTCAGTGCCACTAAGGCAGACGCTATCGCGATCTTGAAGCGTGTCCACATACTGGTTCAGCTCGTCGATTTTGGTGGTGAGTGCGACCTGTCGTTTGGCCGCTTCGGTGGCGAGGATTGCGTCCGACAAGCGGGCGTCTTTCTCGTTCTTGAGGTTCAGCTCAGCGACCTTCAGGTTTCCCTTCAGGAGCGCCGTTTCGGCTGCGTGTTTGGCGTCAAGCCGGCCTTTACCGTAGATCACGCCGATGAGGGCGAGGACGGCAAGCAATCCGGCGAGGTAGGCATAGACCCTGGGTATGATAGGCCTGTCTCCTGTCCGTTGAAGAAGTTCAGGAAGCGGCGGTAATCCATGTGGCCGACACCGACATAGGCTCCGTAGAGGGAACCGATCAGGGCCAGCGAGGATGCCACTGCGGCTGTCCCTTGGTTGGTGTAGAGGCTGTAGAACGCGAGCCCCCAAGCCAGCCCGGTGTTGCCGAGCAGGAACATCTTAGAGGTGCGTCTGCTCGACTTGACCGTCACTGGCCGTAGCCCGAGGTGCGGAGAGCCTTCTCGAACACAAGGCCGATCTTGGCGATCTCAACCTTCTTGTCGACACCGTTGATGATGCGACGGGCTTCGACCATCTCGCGCATGTCTTCCACGTCACCCTCGTCGATGCCGTCCATGTAGTCAGCGAGCTTCTTGCCGGTGAACCAGCCTTGCTCCATGCCGACGAACAGGATGACGACCGCGTACTCGGGGCGCATGACCAGCTCGGGGTTCTTGACGAAGTCCACGTTGATCCCGAGGACCGTGCGGAAATAGTCGGAGGCCTTCTTGTAGTTGTAGTCCCACGTCAGTTGGACGTAGCCGCGACCGTAGAAGGGCCAGTAGCGGAGGTGCGTCTTGCGCCAAGCCTCGGCGTTCGTGATCCAGTTTGCCTCGGCCACGGGCTGCATCGTCCTGCCGGTTTCCCAGTAGGTCGTCGCGAGCATGTACGTGAGGCGGTCGAGAGGCGTCTTCACCTTCTCGGCTTGGTCGAGGATCAGCGTGAAGCCGGCCACCTGAGTGGCAGCCAGAGGGCCAAATACAGAGCGCACCGCAGCGAAGAATGCTGGGCGGTTCATGATGTCCTTTGAAACGAGTGAAGGCCCCCACTTGCGATGCAGAGGTGGAGGCCGTGTCACTTATCGGATGTTGTTGGACCGAGCGAGCTTCTGCTCGACCGTGGTCCGGTATGCGTGGTCTTTGCCGTAGCGTTCGTCAGACATCGCTGCCTGCACCTGAGCCCAGCTTGAGAACACGTCCGAAGCGTTGGCACCGGGCTTGCCGGCGACGAGCGTCGGTTCTTTCCCGTTGGCAGCCTCGTACTTGGCCTTGAGCTGTTCCATGGCGATCACCGCCGCGTTCACGTCAGCGCCCTCGAAGGCCTTGTTGAAGGTCTCGATCTCGGCTGCCGGGATGGAGGTGGACGCCCATGCGAACATGCGGTCCATGCTTTCCTTGCCACCGGCTGCGGAGGTGATGCGCTGCGTTGCCACTTCGGCAAGAGCCTGCTGGCCGGCGATGAAGGCGTCGACAGTTGCGCGGTCGTGACCAATGGCCTCGGCTGCGGCGTAGTCGGCGTCAGTCAGCTTGCCGTCCTGAGCGAGGAACTTGGCGTTCAGATCAGCAACGACTTCAGAGGCCTTCGGGGGCTCCTTGTCCTTGGCTTCAGCAGCGGCCTTGTCGGCAGCTTCCTTGGCGATCTGTTCGGCAGTCTTCTCGGCGTCAGGCTTCGGCTCTTCCTTGGCAGCGCCCAGCTTCTTCTCCAGCTCG